TTTATACACTAGATGTTCTTGGGCGAAACATGGCAAAGAGTGATTCTTTCTTCATCAGAGCAAAAGTAAACTGGGACACGACGAACTTCGCACAGAACTCGATTGACTTGGGCGCATACGTTGACGCCCTAGGCAAGTCGGTTCTTCGCATACATCGAGCAGAGGTCGTTTGGGATTCCGCCTTGGACGTTCCAGCAGTGACCGCCAACCAAAACCATCAGGCATCCTTCCAACTCACCACTCAAAGCCAAGCCGCTTTGGTCGGGGCCACTGATAAGTCAGTGATCTCCTCTGGTACCCTCTACATGTCAGCTGGGGCCGCTGGTGAAACCATGACCATGTCAGAGCGGATCAACGTCGGTCCACAAGCGTGGACGAACGGCTACCTTGTTGGTGTTGAACAAATCTACGTTGGTGTGGACCAGACCATGGCAATCTGTTCAAGTGAGTTTAGCGTGGTCCTCGAATGCACCGTTGAAACCTTGTCTTCCAGTGCCGCCATGGCCCTTGCACTTTCCCAACAGTGAGGTTTCTAGATGACTCCTGATGAGAAGTTTCTGCTTGCCGCACGTCTTCGCGTGCTTGCTGACAGTCTTCTAGTCCCGACGGCGACGTTGACAGGTCTGCCACCATCCCTTGTGCAAGGCTTCGTCGAAGGGACGACCACCGGAGCCGTCGCCGCCGCCAAAGCTCCGAAGAAAAAGAAAGCATCAGCATACGCCCGAAAATACAAGGCGGCATTCAAGCGGATTGCTCCAAAATACAAATTGAAGAACGGTAAGTGGAAGTCCAACGGGTTCAAACGTGCAGTCAAAGAAGCACACAAGATAGCCGGGGGCAAGAAGCGATGAGAAAATACACTCTTCGAGGACGGCTTCCCGCTCAAACAACCCTTCGCTTGATTGTTGACGATGGACGTTACACTCATGGTATGATCGTCAAAGAGTTCTATGTGTGGGCAAAAAGTCAAGCAAGTAGCGATGACCCTGAATGTATTTTGACAAAGGAAAGCACCACCCTCAACTCAATGGATGCTGGTGACAGTAACCAAATCGCATGGGCGGGAATAACCACAACAAATGGAACGAGGTTGATGACGTTCGGAGTGGTTGATCCGGACCACGTGATTACACAAGACCTTTTCATTCGCAATATTGCCGACCTTGAAGATGCAAATTATCTAGTCGTCCTCGAACCAATCGTGTTGACCCCCGATCAGGGCGTCTTGCAGCTCATCAAGGAAGTGAACCAAAATGTCTGAAGAAATTGAATCTCCAATTGAAAAATCCACCCGAACTCAACGCTTTGCATCATGGTTGATGGAACGTGAGGAACGACGTGAAGCCAAAGAGTCCAACCTCGAAGGGCTCGTTCGCTTGAACGTCCTCGTCTCCTTTCTTACTCTCGGCGTGGTCGGTGGTTTTGAGACTGTACGACTTGCTCTCACGATGATTCCGTATCTCTGAGTTTAAGCACGGCGTTCAAAGTGTGCCACCAATTGTCTAAAATCCACATCGGTGGAGAGTAAAACGTGTCATCTTCCATCATGTCGCCCTGATGTGCGATCATGTCCATCACAGTTTGAACAAGTTCGGTCTGTTTGTCGTTCATGGGGACATCGCCGCCTCGGGAATCGTCCAACACGCTTCACAAATCCACGGTTCCCAATAGCATCGCTCGGGGTCTTGTTCCAATGTCTCGCATGGCGTCAACCTCTCGCATCGAGGACAAAAGTTGCACATTTACTGCACCTTCCTCACGTTAACGTAAGGGTCACCTGCAGGTGGCTTAATCCAAACGTACTCTCGGCGACACGATGTTGATCGTCCGTTGCATGTGACACCCACATGAACGACGTCTCCGGGCACAAAATCCCAGCGCAAGCCGTGGTAAGATGGCTCTGGGCTCTCTTCAGTGTATCGAGGAGTACGGTTGGCGAGCGGACGCGTGTTGACTTTGCCACATTCGCAAAGAAATGTACGTTGTTGAGCCATCATTCAGACCCCCAGCAGATTGGGCAACGTCCTTTTCTGTGCATCGGGTTGCATTTGTCCTTGGTTTCGCCCCAAATCCTTGCGCTTTCTGGTGCGACATGATCGCTGTGCTTTCCTCGAACACCCGATGATGCTCCTGCAGCGTGTTTTAGCAGGCATTGACGTACAAACCGGCTAAAGTTGGGCATTCTATCGGCTATTTGGGCTGTGTCGTCGTCTAGACTGATGGTTTTATTCTTGGCCATAACACTCCCAAGACTAGACAGTATATGTACTTACTTATACATATTACACGCACTAGCCCATCGGCACCTCATCTCTTCCGTGCGAGAGCCTAGAAGAAGATTAAGGTGCTGGCTGGGCAGTGTAATTTATACACTAGATGTTCTTGGGCGAAACATGGCAAAGAGTGATTCTTTCTTCATCAGAGCAAAAGTAAACTGGGACACGACGAACTTCGCACAGAACTCGATTGACTTGGGCGCATACGTTG